CACATTTGAACAGATCACCTTTGATTCTTCTCATAGGTTGACCACAACCCTTTTTTCTTTCACCTTTGATCCCTTTCCAATTGTGACAATGAGGAACCCAAAGAAGAGCAACAGAAAGAGGATATTGTTTGATGTATTGTATCAACTTGTTTTTTTTATCAAGTAGTTGTTCTATCTTCCTTCTTTCCATATTTATATTCTTTGTAGTCCTTCATAAGTTGCTCGTGACACTCTGATAAGAGAGATGTATATTCCTGACCTGTATATAGATGTAGATCAAAGAGCAACTGAGATAAAATAGGTGCTTTTGGAAAGTTCAAACCTCTGCACCATCTATTTAATTCTCTAGATCGCCAATTGAATCTAAGAATGAATTTGTCTTTTGCTCCAATCTTTCGATTCAACCATTTTGCAAAGTATTGATTTTTTACTGATATATTCATCTATTCCTCCTCTAGATCTATCTCAGGTCTAGATATCAACTCTTGTAACTCTTGATCACTTGTCTGTATCTCCTGAAGTAACTGATTGACAGATATTTGACGAGAATCAATATTCACTTCTACAAGGGGATCTTGTTGTTTTTGATAACCATGCTTTCTTTCGAGGAGCCATGCTGAAGCCTGCCATGTTCCTTCTTTAGCTACTTTTTGAATCAAGGCTAGATTTGCAAGAGCATGTGAAGATTCTGCTTTTTTCACTCTTTGATAGAGTTCTGCATAGATTGTTCCTTCTTCATATTTGCCTCTTTGCATCCACGTGAAAAAGGTTGAAGTTGATACTCCTGCATATTCACAAGATAGTTTTGTAGTCATCCCTACAGAATAGGCTTTCTCTAGAGTAGCGATCATTATTTCATTCAATTTTGAAGGACGTCCTATATTACCCATTTTTCACCTCAAAGATAACTGCTTCCACCTTCATTATATCATGACCTGTTGCATGTTTGATTCTCTGTAGCGCAATATCACAATACTCAGGATTCTTTTCTGTACCTATAAATTTGAACCCTTCCATAGAAGCAGATACTCCTGTTGTTCCTGATCCAAGAAATGTATCTAATACGATTCCTCCTTTTGGAGTTAGAAGACGACATAACCATGCCATGAGTTTTGTAGGCTTGACAGTAGGATGAAAGTTTTTTACTTCGCTTGCTGTTCTTCCTGCTCCTGCTCTTGGATTCTCAAGACCTGCTGTTCCTTCTTTTCTATGAACCACTTCATGTCCTTTTTTACTCTGTAAATCATCAAGTCCTGTTTCACGTTCTGATCTTGAAGGTTTTGCACATTGATATATATTTGCAGGCCATCGACCACCAACAGGATTGACAAATTCTTTATTCATCACAGGAGTATAATAAGAAGTAGCATCATCTTTTTTCTTAGTACTTGTTTCATTTGTGTTGTATCCTCCTCCTCCAAGATTTTCAGTTTGAGGCCCTACCCAACAAGGATCACCAAATCCAAATCTACAAGCATCTATATTGATCGCACCTGTTCCCCACTTCAAAACATTCTCTGATACATTCAAACCATTCTCTATCGGCTTTCTGCAAAGGATAGCAGGCTCTTGAGCAGGTTTCAAGGCAGTTCCCCAACCTTCCCAATATTGTGCTTCTTCTGTAGCTGGTTTTGTTATATAATATTCTCCTACAAAATCACCTGCCATGCTATTTCTTTTTTTTCCACTTTTCAAAACATCACTGATAATTTCTCTTTCGCTTCCTTTCATCTTATCTATCTGCTTTGATATATCCATGCTTTTTGGAAAACCTGAAAAGTACAACCAGTTGATCATATCTCTAATCTCAAACCCTTCATCTTCCAAAGCACAAACCATTCTATGAATTGCTCTTGTAGCACCAAAAGCAACAATATGACCCCCATGCTTCAATACCCTATAACATTCCCTTGCCCATTCTTCAGTAGGTACAGAATGATCCCAATCCTTACCCATAAACCCGATCCCATAAGGAGGATCGCAAACAATACTATCTATCGAGTTATCAGGAAAAGACCTCAAAATTTCAACACAATCACCACATAGAACATATTGATCCCCTACAGCATAGATTCCTCCTTCTTCTGCTATTTTCACCCGTTCAAGGTCTATATTATCTGCATCTTCATAGTCGTCAGAATAAACAGCGTTATCAGATTCAGGAGATATTTCTGTATCTTCAACATCTTGAAGAAGAAGTTCTAGTTCTTCATTTGAAAAACCAATATCATCAAGATCATTTTCAGGAAGTACTGAGAGAATATCTTTAAGCATAGATTCATCCCAATCAGATATTTCTCCAAGTTTGTTATCTGCTATAGCAAACAATTCTGCTTCTGTTTGGCTCAAATTTAAGAATCTAACAGGAACACTTGACAATCCGATCTTCTTACTTGCTTTCAGTCTTGTATGGCCTGCAAGAACAATATACGGAGGTTCATCTGATTGTTTTGCTATGATAGGAGAAGCAAAACCAAAACGCTCTATAGACCTTGCAACCTTAGAGATCGCTTCAGTGTTGATTCTAGGGTTATGTTCCCATTCAACCAGTGAATCTATATCTACATATTGTCCTATGCTCTCCTGCTTCTTCTTCCCTGCCATACAAACCCCATAAAAAAAGACTAGATGAAATAATCTAGCCTTTTATAATGAGATTGACAATAAATTGTTTTATTTACAATCTTCTAGGATGTTTTGATCTTCATTTGACATATTGACATGAGAAAGGATATCAATCAAACAAATGTTTTTGCATTTGTTAAAACCTCCTGCTTTTTTTGAAGCTGTTGCTTCAGAAAGAAAACCTTGAAGATCAGCTGTACAATATTTAACAGCCAAAGCATAAATTACAGCTGCTTTATCAAGAGCAGAAAGAGAAGATATTTGATCGACAGGAAGGTTGATTGAAATAGTCATAAAAGACTCCTTGTTGTTGGTTATACATGTATAATAACATATGTTACTTGTTATGCAACAAATATATATAAAAAAGATCAAAATAATTAATTCTTCATTTTCTTTGGATCAGATAGTCTATCTTCCATCAAACAGATCAAACCTTGCATAAACACTTCTTTGAGATCAGAATCAGGAAATACAGAACAATATTTTCTAGAGATATGTTCAAGATTGTCTACAGATAGGCCATAGTAGTTTTTTCTCCATCTGAAGATCGTTTCTCTACGTACTCCTAGAAGATTCATTGCTTCTTTTTTTCCGATCTCTTTTTCAATGCTTCTAACAAGTCGATTGATATAGATATTGAGTTTCATTCTATTCTCCTTTGAGGTTGGTTAGTTCTTTAAGTTTCTTCTGCTGTATAAGCCATGCTTTTTCAAGCAAGTACTTTCTTTTGGTTTGATAGCGTTCTATTAATGCGAAAATGTGTTTACAAGGCTTCTGTTCTTTCTTCAGTCTATAAGTCCAATCTGCACAACTACATTGCATTCTTTGAGGTTCTCTTTTGCCCAATCTATCAAAGATTTTTACAGTGTGGCCTCCTGTTATGGTTTTGCCAGTCATGAATGTATATTCTAGATTTGGAGCAACAGAGCAATCTACAAATTGCACCTTCTTACTTTTGACGTATCTAGAAAAGAGTTTGAACTTGTGTTCTTCTACAATCTGATCGACATATTCATTCAAGTGTTGTATGATTTGCTGTTTATTCATTTGATCCTCCAAACATAAGAAGAGAAGTGAAAAGAGCAGAAGAGAAGAGGAAGATATAAACCTCTGTTCTATATTCAAGGCATAAAGTAGCTATTTCAATGATTGTATTCATTTTGTTCTCCTATGGTTGTTAGTTGTTGGTTATTACATTACAAAGACTGTAATGAAGGTTTCATTTGTGTATTCTCTCCAGTATGCTCTCCATTCAAAAGGAAGGAAGCAATTTTGTACAAGATATGCACTCATCTTTTCTTTGCAAGTGAATCTTTCAATGATGATTCCTGCGCTAGATACGACATTGATGTAGTTGAATGTATTGTTTTCTAGAACTGGTTTGTAGTCTACTTCTATCATTTGTTTCTCCTTTGTTAGTTGTTACTTATTATGTAACACATAGAAAAGGAGTTGTAAACAATTATTTGTTATTTTTTCTCTTTTTTTATCTTTTCAGGAAGAGCAGAGATCCGTTTTAATCTTTGTTTGCTCTTTTTGTACGATGTGAAGGGAGATACAGGAGAGAATCCTGCTATTACAGTTTTTGCTGTTGCATCTAGTTCCTGCTTCAGTTCTTTTTCTAGGTGCGATATTCTTTCTTTCAAGGCCTTCTGTGACAAGTATTTTGTTTTGTATAGTTTGCAGGTACAGTTGAGGCAAAGAATCTTATCAAACTCTGCGTCAACTCTCATAGAGTAACCACAAGACAAACAAGTGACTAGAACAGAATAGCTATTATCTATCTCTTTGCGTTTTGTACTCACTAGACAAGTCATTTGCCATGTACCTTTGAATGACAGGATCGACAAAGAACAATCAAATCAGAAGGATCTTCTGCTCCTAGTCTATCATAAGAGTTATGATGAACATCTAGAATCTCATCTTTGGAGGAACATGCTTGACATCTATAAGATGCTCTTTTTAATGCTTCTCCTCGTGTTTTCTTCCAGTGTTGACTGTGAAGATATGCAGAATATGTTCCCTGATCCATCTTTGGATTTTTATGAGTAGCCCATGAGCTATCAATCCAATCTTCTAAAAAAACTTTATGATGATCTAGAATATCCTGATTTTGACAAGCAGGACAAAGATGAGAGCCTTGATCGGTTCTTGAGGTTCTTCTGTTTGCAAAAGATGTTTGACAGCGAGAACAGGAAGCAGAGAACACGAGATCCCCTGCTCTTTTTGTAATTGTTCTGTTATCTATTCCTGTAATCTCTGAGATGTGAGAAGGCTTAAAATCTGTATACCAGTATAAATATCTGACAAGACTATCTATCCCTTCCTGATTCTCTTCTGCTGTACATTGTTGCATATAGTTAGATATAAGATTTAACAGAGATTCTTCTTCTTCTTTTTTTGCAGATTCAAAGAATCTCAGAGAATCTTCTATCGTTTCAAGTTTTCTTATGCTGTTTGCTATTCGATACTGTATCATACTTTTTAACTGCTCCGATATCAAGATAGAATTCATTGATCCCCTTAAAAGAAACAAATGTCTTGACATGTAATGTGTTTTCAGTGATTGAAAGAATCTTACCAACAATTTGAACCTTTGACAATTCTTTTTTCCTGAAAATAACCATATCATCAACATGAAGATCAAGATCACTAGATAGTTTCTTCTTATTCTCCTCATACTGCTCCTGTAAGGTTTTGATATTTTTATCTGTATATTCTGTTAGATTGCTTGCTATGTGTTTCATGTTACTCTCCTATAGCTGTTTTTATTTTTTGAAGATTGAGATCGTGACAATATACGGATTCTTTGAGATTGATAAGTTGATCCCTGTTGAGGCCTGAAGGAAGATTCTGATATTGTTTGATAAGATGATCTAGCAACCAATCAAAATCCTCTTGACCTTCTTTTGTGGTTGCTATTTTCAAAGGTTGCTCTTCTTTGATTTGCTTCTTTTCTCGTTTGAATGGAAGAACCTCTTTATGTAACCTCTCAATCAAAGAACTCATATAAACAGAAGGTTTTGATGATTTTCCTTTTCCTCCTTCAATCCATCTAACAATTCCAGTAATAAAATAGTTACCAGTCCATGCTCCTTTCTTCTCCTCGATTCTTTTCAAATTGTATGCACCTATCAACATCAATTCATCTGTAAGATATTCAGAACAGGAAGAAGGCAGTTTATTTTCAAGGTCTTCAATGTAATCTTCTTTGGTTATCCATCCAAAGAATTGACAAAAATGATCTAAGATTGTTTTTTGCTTTTCTGACAATATCAATCTGTTAATATTTGTTGTTAATTCTTTGTTGTTATCTTTGTTGTTAATTGTGGGCTTAACATGTGATCCTTCTTTGGGCTTAACATGTGATCCTTCTGAGGTATCAACATGTGATCCTTCTGTGGGCTTAACATGTGATCCCTCGAAAGGCTTAACATGTGATCCTTCTGTAGTATCAATTTTGTATTCAACATAAATCAAAGAAGATGATCCCATTCTCTTTTTTGAAGATAGAACACCTTTATCTTTGAGTTCTCTGATAGCTCTTTTTATGCTTCCTTTTGAGTATCCTGTAAGATCAGATATAACATCATAAGAAGGACAGCAGAACCTAGTTCTAACGCCTTCTTTTTCTTCTGTACTGAAATGATATGATAATGCCATGAAAACGCTTTTTGTAACTGTTTTACAGTCTCGAAGCATAGCAATTTCTTCTTTGTATATAATAGCAAATTGGTTATTCATCACAGCCTCCTCTAACGTACCATGCAAGGTGTACTTCTTCAAAAAAGATTTCCGCAAATAATGAATCAAATTCATTTTCTTTTTTGTATTCTGTGAAGGTCTTCATAATATTTTCAACATCCTCATGATCATATCGTACAATACACGAGAATAAATATTCTTTACCTCCTAGAGATTCAATTGTATCAATGCCTTGAAGAAGATAATAAACTGCCTCTGCTCCATTTCTAGCATTATCAAAGATGTATGATTTCTTTTCAAGTTGAATGATGACATTCTCATCTTGAAAATCGAGTATGAAATTTATCATATTGTTTTTCCTTTTGTTAGTTGTTAGTAGTTACATTATAAGTAACATCTTTGAATAAGTCCAATAAAAAAACAACAAAAAAAAAGAACTCCCACAGGACGAACTTCTGTAGGAGCCTTAAATAACTAACAACAAACAATAGTAAAACAAATAATGTTTCTATTTTAAAATATCATGTTCGGAGAAACATGGCAAAAACAAACCCCATTAGATACTAACAACTACTGTGACTCCTGTCAAGGAAGAAGATGTAGTTATTTCAAGATTGTTTGCATCTGTCAAAGAAACCTGCGCTTGTACCAGTTGATCCGAAGAATCATAGATTGATACATGTACGTATTTTTTGCCCAAGTTATGATTTATCGTTTTTCCTGTATTTGCAGTAAAAGATTGAGATGAAAATTCTTTTCTGAAGTGATCATCATTTGCTTTTAATTGGCCATTCACAGAATCAATTTCAAGTCCTGCACCCAAATTTAGAGCAAGTTCACCAGCCAAAGAGAAAGCAAAACCATCTCCAAGTTTCATACTAACACCACCTGAAACAAACTCAAGACCTTTGTTTGTTCCAAGTTTTACGCTCATCTCTCCAGTTGAGATATCAAAAATAAGACCATCACCTGAATCAACAGAAATTTGACCTGTTGAAGAATCATAACTGATACCACTTCCACCTGATAAAGAAGCTCTTGCTCTTGCATCTGTAAAGTATTGATTTGTAGATCCTTCTGAAAGATCATCTGTATCTTTACCGCCAAAATCCAAATCAAAATCTGAACTCTTATAAGTTACGACATTAAAAACACCAGTGGAATTATTATAGCTCAAATCTCCTGAAGCAGAAACAGCTGTTCTTGCTCTTGCATCTGTGTAATACAAGTTAGATCCTTCAGATAGATCACTTGTGCTCTTTCCTCCAAAATCTGTATCAAACAAGGAAGAAGAATAGAAAAGATTTGAAGATCCTTCTGTTATACTATCTGTATCGAATTCTGTAAAATCAATTGCAATTGTACCATTTGAAGCAACACTGATCCCAGTTCCACCTGTCAACAATGCAACGATTTCAGCAGATGTTAAAGATGATTGAATCTCTTCATAGTCTGAAGCCTGTGAACCTGTTCCTGCTTTGACAATATACATAAGATTGTCTGTTGGAGCTGTCAAGATAACGATGTCACCTACTCCTAGATTGTCACCTGAAGCAGAGTTTGTGATATAAGCACTCAAAGAAGCATCTGTTGTATTGACAATAACATCAGTTACAAGCAAGTTTGAAACAGATAATTCTCCATTTGTCACAGATAGATAACTCGAAGAACCTGAAGCAATCGAGGAGATATATGAAAGTCCTGATACATCTTGCTTTCTTACTAGATCATTGTTTGCAGAAGGAGCAGTATCTGATTGTACTTGACCTTTGAAGACGTACTGAGGAGCATAATTATTGAATGGCATAATAAAATCCTTTTGTTATGGGTTAAAAGACTCTATTATATTATCTAATTATTACAGTACCTGAAACAGAAATAGCAAAATTTATCAATATATTGCTACTTGAATTATATTGAACTTGTGCTTCTATAAGATTTCCTGAAGCATCAACAATTATAACTGTTGGATGATGCGAAAAATCATGAGAGATAGATAGAGAGGTTTGATTTGTAAATGATACCTCTTTGATCGTACCATCTGAAGATCCTCCTCCTCCTGAAGATGCTGTACCTCCTGAATTATTGAATACATTACCGATAGACATTATTTCTTTTCATCCTGCCAAGTTATAAAGGCCTCGTTAAGCTCTAAGGTTCCCTTGTTGGTTTTGATGTGAAGATATACTGTATCTGCACGATCTAAGGTTATGATAACGTCAATCTTATAGATCGCTGTTGCTTTTGTATCAGTTGATAGACCATGTTGTAATGTACTTGTGGTATCTGTTACAATCATCTGATCCCCTTCAGGATCTTCTGATATGCAGATTGTGATCTCATCAGGTTTATCTGCAGGAGCAAGGTTAGAGCATTGAATATTGAGATAGGAAACATGAGCTAAAAATCTTGCAGTTCTAGGATTGTAGTTCAGATCAATCTCTGCTTTCTTTGTTAGATCGTAGGTTGTACCTATACCAGTGATCGATCCTGTAAATTTACCAAAACCCATGCCCATATCTTTTTCCTGCCTTCTGAGTATTATATATCAATATATTGTAATACACAAAACAAGGCAAAAAAAAAGACCTCAGAAGAAGTCTTTGTTGATTGTTTGGTTGTTGATTGTTAGATCATTTGTTCTTTATGTATGTATGTATTTCCTTGATATTTGAATGTTCTACTATTTTTCAAGTATCTTTTATAAGTCAAATCATAATGTTTTGTTGCTTTAGATGTAAATGTACTTGATTGAATCTCATATTTTGATGTTACAGCGTTAAACATATCTTCTGTGATGATTGTATAGTCTGTTCTGATTTGATACTCTCTAATGAGTTTTTTCAAGTCTTTATTTGATGTTTCTGTGATATCTTCAAAGTCACAATACATAAGATCATCAATATGATTGTATTTGATTTGAGAGAATACAGATTTCAATTCTTCTTGTAGATATTGAAAATCTTCTTTGAGTTCTAAATTAAGATTTTCTGTGTATGTGAAATAAAAACCAAATAAGATTTCTATTTTGAATTTTGTTGATGCTTTTTCTTCTTCTTCTTCTTCTGTTGTGACTGTAATAAACAATGATATTGCATCTGATTCTAAAAAATCAAAGTGTGAAGAAGTGATGATATTTTTTTCTGCTTCTAACAATTTGATCGCAGAATCAAAATCACCTTTGAATATAATATTTCCTTTTTGATCTTGAATAAAAACAGAATCTGTTCTATTTGATAATTCTTCATTTTTCATAAAGTTTTTTACTAGAAAATCTTGATTTGAAAAGGTTTTTGATTCTACAAGTAGGTTTTCGATATTTGTGATGATGTTTGACATTTTGTTTTTCCTTTTGTTAGTTGGTTAGTAATTATATTATAACTGATGTTACACGCTATGCAACATTTATTTATAAAAAAAGATAAAATAAATTATAGATCACGTCATACACGATATGATCTTGATGAAAAAAAACCTCCCAAAGGAGAAAGGGAGGAAAAACCGAAGGCAGGAAGAATGTTTTTTTTAATCGAATTGTGGATTGATAGGAGTAGTATCTGATACTGTTATAGAATCAGAATCATCTATCTTTCCAATTTCTGTTTTTATCGTATGAAATAGCTTTGTAAGTTGCTCTATAATTTCATTCAAAGAAAATCTAGAGTTCAAAATGTGAATGCAAAGAGCAAAGAGAATTCCATTTGCTATAGAATTGTTTGTATATCCCCTTTCCTGAAGTTCATAGATAAGATTGTTCATTTCGAGAGCACAAGCTTTGTTATCTTTTTCATTTTTCATGCTTCTTCTCCAAAATCTTTTCTATAGATTCCAACTTCCTAGATATATCTCTTTCCAGTTCATCCCTTTCTTTTTGTACTTTTTCAACAACAGCAAACCATCTTTCTCTGATTTGCTCTTCTTTGATCTCTTTCTTCTCAAGTAGGTCTTCTATCCGCTTTTCTGATTGAGAATTTGAATAAATAGCATAAATAGCTAATAATCCAATAGGAGAACCATTAAGAAGAACTTCATAGAACATATCCATCATCTCAATTCCTTTTTGATCTCTGCTACATCTTCTCCTATTCGATCAATCTTCATAGATAAATTTGTCAAAGTAGTTCTATAGAGTTCTCGATCCTCCTTGTTATCTTTATACAACCTTTCCATGTGCTGTTTATGGCCTTGAAGAAGATGCCACAAAACAACACAAGCAAGTACAAGAGCACCAAATTGACCTGTAATAGCATTGAGAAGACTAGAGATATCCATAGCAATATTATAATTCGTCAACTGTCATATCTAGAATTTCAGGTATCGCTTTTTTCAAAATATGACCTATGATCTCAAGTGCTTCTTCTCTATCTATTCTCTGATCGTCGCTCTTTGCTTCCTCAAATGCTTCAGGCAAATCATTCAAAGATTGTACAATGATTGACAGCACCTTCCAACGATAACGCACACTGTAATTCATTTTATTATTCAAGGATACAAGCTCTTCCATTCTCATGCCTGTGATAAGTATGAAGTTTGTTATCAGATCCCAAATTTCTCTTCTCGTTACTTTTTTACCACCATCAGAATCTTCATCCTGTGCTGATCTGATTCTGATGTATGTTTCATATAGTTGATCCATAAGAACTTTTGATAATGTTGCATAAGGTAATTTCATAGGTAGATCCCTTGTAAAATGGTTAATGAATAAGTTGATCCTTTTCTGTTTTGAACTTGCTTTTTGCACAAATCCATAAACATAGTAAAACCGCTTTGAAGAACAACACAGCCTGCAGAATAACGACCGATCAAGACTGTTGTATCTGTTGCATTTGCTCTATGAATTTGTATTCCTGCGCTATCATGATCCTCTCCTCCGTACTCAACAATAGAATCACAATCTCCATCTCTCCAAACTGCAATATCTTTGCAAGGGATAAGGCATTCATACCCTGAAGACCTCATCCCAATCTTAAAAGAGGATCTATATTGATGATCATGTTTAAGAATAGCTGTTCCTGAATTTCTAGATGGATTGTTCAAATAATATTGACCTGCATGGGTTGTACAAGGGAAGATATATTCAATCCACTTTGAACCATCATGATAAACTACATGAATCGTATCTTGAAATGTATCAGGCCTTTCAACCATATTCCTACAAGCAATAATATTAAGATCATACTTTCCTTTGAAGGTTGCAAAGCCCAAAGATTCAGATCTTGTTATTACAGGAGGTTTATCAAGTGAGTATCTTATCATCTATTCATCCATTCTTTTTTTATATGCTCAGGAACTTCTGAAGGATCTATTTTGATCTCATATCCTTGTTTGATACATAGCATCATAGCAAAATCTTTATCTACATATACATAATGATATCCATCTTCTGTTTTGAGTCTACACCATATTTTCATAATATTCTCCTATGTTGGTGCTGTGTTTTTGTAGGGATGTGAAACAGGAAGAAGAGATGTAAGTTGAAACTTATGTGCAATATAACCCTCTACTTTTTCACGTTCTGAATCATGTAAAGGAATAGAAAATACAAGTAACTCTGCAAGATCAAAAGAGCCAAAAGCATAATTAAATTGCGTAACTTGATCAGCATAGTTTATATCAGGATCTCGACCTATACGAAAATCAGGAGAGATTGACATATCTGTATTTGTAGGATCGTAATTTGTGGATGTTTCCTGCGTACCATTTACATAAATTCCTTCTTCTCCAGTATAACCTCCGATCGCTGAAGAATTATATATTATGATCTTCCATGTTGTATCAGGAGGAGCAATAACATTATCTTTATTTGCTTGACTTCCTGATCCATTCTCAAAACCTGCTGTGTTTGTATATGTTGAACCTGTAAAAGAATCTAGAAAATGAAACTGATATGCTCTTCCACAATTCACAATAGGAGCCTTATAATATACGTTTCCTGCTGTATCAACATCTCCAATAGGATCAGCAAAAGCACGAACTAACATAGCGATACAAACCCCATCTGTAGATTGTAGATCCATCTTAGAATTGAAGTCTGTAGCTAAGAATTCATGACTACCATGTACAAACCTTGCATAGTCAAAAGTTGCTCCTGCTGTAGTCTCTTTTGAAGGTGATCCTGCTCCTGTGTTGTAGTTGTTATTGTTTCCTGCTTGATTCGAGAATGAAAAAGAATTCTGTCTATCGATCCATGTGGTTATATCTCCTCCTGATTCATTCATATCAACATCTGAAGATAACCATACAAATAACTCTGTATTGTTATGATCTTCGTTTGGCAACCAACCACTATAAGCACCATCTGAATCTTCTGAATCTGTAGTCCTTTGCATCTTTGGAGAAGGAATTCCTAAAGTGACAATGCATTCTTGATTGTCTATGCTGTAATCAACACCTAAGACCATACAATAACGACCTTCATATACTGGATTGATACTATCATAAAGATGCTCTAGATAGTTACTTCTGATCGTTACAATATCACCTGCTACCAAAACAGCAAAACGCAAAGGAAGACGAACTACAACTCTCTCAGATATGTAAAGATCCCATACTCTTAAACGTCTCAAATCTTGAAGAGCTTGAGATTGTCTATTGTCAGGATCACCTAGATAATACAATGAAAAATCTCTACCTATTTCAGAGATCGCAGGAAGAGAATCAACACGAGATCCATTATAAACACCTCCTGAATAATAGACATTTACAAAGTTATATTTGATGTATGTAGTTCTATAGATGTTTGCGATATCAGGAGAAAAGAAGTCATGCTGTAATATATCTATAATGTCATAATCTGATATAGATGCTCTGATATCTGTCTGTATCCTTGTTTCAACTCCTTCAGGATCAGTACATGCTCTTATAGATATAGAATCTTGTCTGTAAACTGGAAATATTCCAACAGTCAAAAAAATATCAACAAGTGATCTAAAACCATTTGTCAAAGGTGATTCTATTGCAATTCCTAGATCATAGACTCCTGAATCTGATCGAGTTATTTGTATCGATCCCCTAACAGCATCAGATAGATCAAAGATTTGTTTGTCAATCTTCCCACCTATAGACCATTCAACAGGATACAGATCATATGATCCATTATTTCCTGTTCCTGTACTGGTTAGAATGCTTGCAATAATTTCAAGGGGAGTACCTTCTAACCATGCACAATATGTCACAGTAGATCCTGAAGGTGCTGTTCCTGTTCTCAATTTGTTATTATATGTTGCTGTTGTACATCCTGTTAAAGTTGTACCTGTTGAACCAGTCCAAAAGATATAGAAATCTTCTGATCCTCCTGTTACTCTTGCGATACCTCGAGAACCTGCTTTTTTGAAGAAGGAAGCATCTGAAAGATTGATTGTAGTATCAGATACCAAAAAGTTAGAAGTTGTTGTTGTTGTTCTCCCTACCTCATAAAATAGACTGAAATGAGGAGGATCGGTATCTGAGAAAACTGTTCCTGCTCTTGTATCTAGTGACGTTTGAAGAGCAGAAAGAAGGTCTTTGAATCTCAAAGAAAACAGGCCTCTTTGACCTGATAAAGAATCCAATGATCCTATAGCTAAATTCTGAAATGTTGATCGATTGATAGAACAACTCAAAACAGCGATCTGTCCTCTTCTCATCTTTGGCAGTATTCTTCTAATGTCTCCTGACAATTGAAGCGAAAAACCACCAAAAGAAACAGACCATCTTTGAGGTATTACTCTTGTTCCTGTTATCCTGATCGATCCTCTTGCGATCTGAATATCTCCTGAATCATCATAGATATCAAAAGGCTCTCCTAATGAATTCAGAACACCAACAAAAGACAATCTATAACGTACTGATATAGAAGCATGATCAAGTCTAGAAATAAAATCAGAACTCCAAGTCATCAGATTTGACCTACTGTTATATCAGGAGTTACAGGTTCAGGAATATCAGCAGAAGCAGTTCCTTTCATACCTCCTTTATTTCCGTAATCTGTCAAGAATGGATTTGACGATCCTGCGTCTCCTCCTGAAGCAGAAGGAATTGTGTTTGGTTTGAAGTTTGGAGATCGATCAATACCATCAAAACCTGAATGAAAATTGAATAATGTATGTGTATCTAGATATAAACGTACATTCAAAGAAAATAATCTTCCTCCTTCATTTGTTATAATGCTTTGACCTATATCAGAAGCACCTCTGCGTAATGTAGGCCAAAATCTATAATATCTTAAAAATGATCTCTCAGGATATGTATAGACATTTTCAGGAGATAATGTAAGATTTCCACCTACAGAAGCGGAAAAAGAACCATCTACAATTTTAATGTTCTTTTGCTCTATGATAGATGTAGGAGAATTTGTTTGTATCGTTACATAATCTCCTCCTGTTGGAAGATTTGCACCTGTTACATCTTTGAAAGGATTTGATCCAACTAGGATAGAATCTCTTCCCTGCTCAGGAGTTGATAGAAGAGGATGAATATAGGCTTTATCTGAATCTGCACAAAATGAAACATAACCTCCTCGATCTAGATGGTTTTGCATTGATTGGAGTTTCATAGCTAAAGATTCACCCAATAGCATTCTATCTCTTTGAATCGTCACAAATTCCCTTTGTAAACCATGTGAAAGATATCTTCTTCCTCCTCTAGATATAGATTCTGCTACATCATATTGATATTCTGAAAAGAGTTCTCCTAACTTCTCTCCTAGATCGATGGTTACAAGTGATCTAGCATCAGGAATAGGAAAATAATAAAATATTGCGTTACCCATATTAACGACCTCCAAAGAGAGGAGAAGTAGAAGATCCGAAAGTTTGAAACCTACGTTCTATTTGTCTAACCAACTCATCTACAGCATTTGATTCAACGACAGAAGCATTGATTGTTATATTTATACCACTTTGACCCATGCCCATAGTCCTCTGAACTGCTTGAGGCATTTGACCCGTTTCAGGTACTACAAATTCTCCTCTATGTAACATTGCAAGACCTTCATCTGCTCCTGTGAATTTTATGCCACCTCTAGCAGAAGGAATATATCGACCTCCTGATCTCTTTGAAATTATACCACCTAGAACATTTATTCTTCTTAGAAATTCTTCAAAAGATGCTTTGAATCCGTTCTTGATACCTTCCGCTAAAGCTTGTCTACCTTCTCTTGTAAAAAGAGCCTTAAATCTTTCAATCATTACATTGATAAATTCAGCTGTTCCTTTTTGAAAACCAAAGATAATTCTATCAACAAACTCAATGAATACTTTAGGCAATACATCAAAAAGAATTCTAGGAAGAGCCTGAAGACCTATTTCTATTGCTTTTGCTCTTGCTCTGATATCTTCTTCAACACTTTTTTGTATATCTCTTTGTTGTACCTCTGCAACAGTCATAGATACAGTCTTTCCTTCTTCTCTTCTTCTTCTTTGCATCTCTCTAATTTCTGATTCTGATCTAGCTCTTTGACCTAGTTTAGAAGCGACTTTAATAACACCTACAAAAAGAGCAAGTATAATAGAAGCTATTTTTCCTCCCTTTCCTAGACTTTGAAAAGCACCCATTAAACCATCTTCAGAAGCACCTTTGAGAACATTTTGAAACTTTGTTTTGAAGCCTTTAAAGAAGTCATTTGAAAATATATCTTGTGTTTTTGTTATGGTTCCCAGTAAACCCTTTGCAAACAATTTTTTCAATCTTCCTTGTGATTTTTGTGCTTCAAATTCTGCTCTTTTGATTGGATCACTAAGAAATTCCATCCATTCCTGTTGATTCAATAGCCCAAAAGGATTGAGGATTTTTTGAAGATTTTGTCGTAACTGGAAAAATTGCTTTTCAAGATTGAAACTAAGACTTGAAAATATCAAATTAAAATCACCTAGAACTTTTGCAATATCTATCTTTATAAATCTTCCTAGAAGATCATTAACTACATCATTCAAAGTTCTGATCTTCTCTGTTGTTTTCTCTGCTTCCTTCCCTAGATCATTCAACTCATTAGAAGCACCTTGAGATCCCATTTGAAAAGCATCTAATGATACATTGATATTTCCAATTGTATCTTCATACTCTTTCATATCTTCTGTTGCTTTGTCTATCGCATTTCCAAGTTTGTTTGAAGGATCTATTGTCTGTAAAGTAAATCCTGCCAAACTTGACATGGCTTTGTTCAGAAATTCAATTTCAATGCCTAGAATATTCAAAGAATTAATTGCTGTTCCTATTACAAGTGTAAAAGGGCCACCCATAAGAGCGATCGTTTGTCTCAATCCAAAATTCAGAAAATCAATAAGTTTATCCGTTAACCATGCGATCTCATCAGATAAAGAATTAACAAGAGAACCTGTGAAGGCTATAACACCTCCCAATTTGATCATGCCTTGAATAAATCTATTTTGCCCATCTGTAGCAGTTACAAATTTCTGTAGCGTACCATCTAAAACGGTTCCAAGTCCTGATAGAACTAGTTGAAATTGTGATGCTGTTCTAGATGCTTCAGGCCCTGCATCTATACCGAATTTTTCAGTAAATGATAGAAACTTTTCAAAGTCTCCTGAAGCAAGAGCCTGATTCAACTTTGCTCCTGCTTCTCCAAAGAGAGTAACAGCAGTCCTTGATCTTTCTGAAGAATCTGAAATATCTTGTAACAACTTGATCGAATCTAGAAGAATATCATTGTTTGATCTGAGTTCTCCATTTGTATCTTTTACAGCAATTCCAAACGACATGAACTTCTTTTCAACTGCTGATCCTTCTGTTGATAGTTGTGCAAATTGTCCTGATATTGCTCCAAGAACTTCTGTAAGACCTTCAGCAGATTGTCCTGAAGATAGCATGGCCTGTCTTAATCCCTGAATCGTCTTTGCAGATACCCCACTTCTAACAGATAAATCATTCAACTCATTTACAAGGTCTGTAACTTTCTTAGATGCTTCAAAAGAGACTTTTCCAACAACACCTATAGCAACTGCAACAGCACTAATAACAGCAGTTACTTTTCCAACAGCCATGCCCATGTCTTTCATTTGAGAAAATGAAGATGATGTTTTTTCACTTTCCTTTTGTGTTTTCTTCAGTTCTTTTTCAACTTTTTCCAAAGCATCAACAACATCTTCAAGACCTTCTTCAGAAGCCTTTGTTTTGATATCTAAGATGTACTCTACAACATTTTTTTGAGCCATGATAACCTCTTTGCATCCTATTATATCATATCTGTAAGATCTGAGATATTGATAACTGGAAAGAGCATAGCATTTTTCCCCTTGCTTTGCTTCCTTAGAATCTCATTAAACCGCTTTGACCTTTGTATAAGACAATGTAAACATATATACAGATCATCAAAGTCCAACTGAAGAACCTCTGAAGGAAGTTTTGAATAAGTCCGAGCAACAAGATCAACAACAAAAACATAATTAGGATCTTCCTTGAAATCGTTTAAGCCGTTCAACTGCCTCCTGTTGGCCTTGCATCGCTTTATTTATGATGCTATTACGATCTTCAGAAGTGAAAACTCCAACCCATAAAACATTTTGATCTGCGTTCATTTGTTCCATAGCATGACATAATGTGATATTTTCCCACGTCACGCCTTGATCCTGAGATGCTCTTTTGATGACCTTGCAGAGAATCTTATCCTGATCTTCTGATATCCTTGCCATTGTTTCAGGTCTGATCGATTTTGCAAAATCTAGAAGTCTCATAAGTTCTGATTCTTCAAGACCTTCCATTCCTTCTTTATCCGCTTTTTCTCTGATTTGATCGATCGTGTTGAGGCCTTTTTGTTTGTTTGATATCAAGACCTCCTGTGCAAGCAAAGAAGAACCCAATCCGATCTGCTCTATTTCGGGAGCGGTTAAGATTCTTCCTTCTATGAGTAACTTTCCACCAAAACAAGATACTTGAAATGTACTTGCTTCAGCGATCTCCTTTAATATTTCCATAATTCCTGCCTTTTATTTTGTTGATCCTTTTATCTATATAGAATGATGATAACTCTGTTTTTTTCTTCAAATATGCATTCAAAACTTCCAGTTCATAATCTTTCAGTTTTCGATCACTATAAAACACCTGATACAAATATTGATATTTTATTCCTGTTTGCTTCGATAGAATATTTATATCTATCTGACATTTGTTCAGTATGTATTCTAGAAGTTTTCGATCCATTTAGTTTGCTACAGCACTTGATTGATTGTTTGTTATTCTGATTCTGATAGGTTCATTTGAAGCATCTCCTTCTCCTACAAAGGTCATAGTTCTTTCTATTGCTCCAAAGGTATTAACAGCATCATCATAGTCTGTAATATAACAGTTACGTATCAATACATTACACAGATCACCATCTGAATTTGTGAAGGTGAATTCTACATCTGACTGTGTACCATTCAAATAATCAGTATAAAGATCATTATCTTGCATTTCCAAAGTCACAGACAATGTAATATCTTTGACATCATTTGTAATTGGTTCTAAGGTCTTCTTATCTCCTAGAACATTTCTTCTTTCTAGTTTGTTATCAAGTGACAATTCAAAACTTTTCATTTTGTATGTAGCAGAGTTGTAATTCAAATCTCCTGATTCATAATGAAAGATTTGACGACCTGATCCAAAAGTTGAAGAAGTAGCTGTTGATCTTGCGTTTGCATTTTGAGCTATTATTTCAAAAGATGCTGTTACTTCTTCTCCTGCTGTTCCTGAAATACTCATTGTAGCGACTTTACAACCAAGAAAAACCTCATATTCTCCAGTACCTCTTTGAAGACCTATAGACAAAGAAGGGAGTTCTCCATTTGAGGAAGGTTCATAATCATGTTGATACTGAGGAGTAGCAGGAGATAGATCTGTAGTTGTTGCAGATCCGATTGATGCCTTGATAAGCATTCCTGTACCTTCATAGAGAAGAGGAAGATCTATAGAACCTCCAACATTCAAAAAAGCATCAAAATGGCCATTCTGAAAACCACCTGCACCTGATTGAGATAAATGTGTTTTGCGTTCCTTCTCTTGTGTTTTTTGAAAAGAAGCAGAAATGATTCTGTTATCTACAGGCATTGAAGAAGCTATTGTTCCATAAGTTGATTCTTCTCCTAGTTTTATAAATGCTCCACGTCCAAATTCTAACGGCATAATATCCTCCTATGTAGGTAATAATTTTCTAACTTGTAATAAACATGACATAACGAACAATTCTAGATCTGTATTTTGTACAAGGCAACGTACAACATAATCAGTATTTACTGTTCCTGAAATGATACGACATTTGACCCAACCATTGATCGATCTTGTCTCTCCTAAAGAGATCATTGAAGGCTGTGCAACTCCTGAAGAATCCAAAACCTCAAAATCATAATAATCAACCAATTTAAAATCTAGATGCTCTCCTGAAGGTAATGATCGAGGAGCAAGCAATTGAGAGATTGGAAACCAAATATCTATTTTTTCATCAGGATCTTTTTGTATGATTGTTGTAGGTACAGTTGAAAGACCTGATTGAGATGCTAGATTGACAATATTCTTAAAAGGAGCACCTAAATAGATATATCCGTTAACGGTTGAAGTCAGTCCTGTTGTAGCAAGATCAGAAGATTGATCGGGGTTATCCCAATATAGCCAAACCTGATGAATAACATTAGGAGATTTAATAGCTCCGTAATTTGCTCTAAATGTTGCTTGCTTGCTTGAGAAATTCCATGTAACTCTTTCAAAAGAAATTGGTTGATTTCCGTTTTGATCTACAATAACAGCATCAAAACCGTCTGATCTAACATTGTTCCAAAAGTCATCCCATGTTAATGATAGATTGATCGAAAAGATAAAAGAGCCTGAAGATACAAGACTTGTATCTATCGCTATAGGCATTCTTCTTTTCCAATTTGAACTATACCAAGTCATCTATACACCGAATTGAGATTGATGGGATACTCTAACCTCTAACAATGAGATCCCTGTGTTACTTATACCATACTCTTCACCATCTAGAGATGTAAAATTGACAATTACATCTTCTGTAAGACCTGAAAGGCCTAAAGTACGATCTGAAGTTATTGCTTTTTGAATGTCTCCTGCAAGATTCATGGCATTCTGAATTCTAGATTCTAGAATTTCTCCTCCTGCGTAACATACAATCTGATATACAGATTCTCCTACATATCTTCCTAGAGTTCTCCCTTGTTGCTCTATGGTATCAATAAAAACGATACTAGCAGAAGGGATTTGAGGAGAATGAAGAACTGCACCAATAACAACACGATCAGAAAGATCAAGACCTGAAAAACCACTAGAGAAATCTGTAGCTATTAAAGTCTTCAATCTATTCAATATTGTTACATGTACGATATCAGGCATTATAGATCATCCCAAACTAACATTAAGAAGAGAAGATAACCTATCAGGCAAACGCTCTCTTTCTGAAGATACAGCCCTGCCAAGAAAAAGACGAGGACGAATAAACCGAGTACCAAATTCAACAAAGTCCGCATAATTGACATCACGACCTGAAGAAGATCCTCCTGCTCTTAAAACAACTCTAGGAGATCCCATAGGTGCATCAATAAGACCTGTTATAGATGATCTCAATCTTCCAGTTCTTACTTTTGGATATGAAGTAGCGTTCAGTTTTGCTTCTCTTTCCATACTCAAAGCGGAAATTGTTAGAATCCTTTCAAGTTCATCTAACAATCTATTATCCGCTTCTCTGACACGCTTGAGAAAATCATCAAAGGATAGTTGAGACATTTCTATATCCTCTCAATATTTCTTTGACCTCTTCAGGCATTGTTCTAGGAGAAAGAGTAACTGTAGAATTCCTTTGAGTAACCGATACATTCCCTTGATTGCTTTTTGCACGCTGTAAATGAGAACAATACACACAAATAGCATGAACCAAATCAGAAGGAGGGTTTGAAGTACTGAAACCAAAAGAACCTACAATTTTAATTGCTCTAAAACCACGATCAAAAGTATCAGGAGAGGTATCATCTAAGATCACTCTTCCCAATTCCTTATCTATCTCATATTGAGATGAATCTAACAAAGTATCAGAACCATAAACACGATCAACATCAGAATGAATAGATGTTATTGATACAATAGGCTTCAAAGGTGACTGAAGAACATACTCAAGGCCATACATAGAACCATCTGCATATATTGTATATGTTGATTGATCTAAGGTGTAAGAAGTAGCACTATCAGATAAAGGAAAGCCCAAGTATCGAGCAATAAAGCCCTCTACTCGAGCAATAAGCGAAGTTAGATCTGCATCAATAGAAGATCCTTGTATCTCAGGAAGATATTCTTTTAATGTTGATACAGATACTAAACTCATTCATTTTTTTCCTTAAATGTCTCTAGCAGGTACACATTTGAGAACAAATCGAACATTTGTAGCTGATAAAGTACCAGTTACATCTGCTTTGACTTGAATAGCTTCTCCTGCTTCATATCGCTTTGAAACTCCATTTTGAAGATCCATAGGAACAGGAGCATTTTGAGAGAAACCATCTGCCTCTGAATCTGCTGAAAGTAATACTGTAGCATCATCATCTGCGTAGATTTCACAGACAAGCTTAGGAGTAGCACCTGAAGCAACAGCAACATCTGCGATAATATAAGCGGATTCAACACGACAATCAACAGGAGCAACAAGAGCAAGAGTTTTATCTGCATTTGTGATCGCTTCAATTTTTTCTGTAAGTATAAACATTTTTAACTCCTTAAAAATTAGATAGGCAAGTCATAACCATAAACAACATTTTTCACTGCTTCAGCATCAGGAGAATCCATAACAGCACGCATTGTAGATACGATTTGAATAGCACCTGAAGTAATATCTTTATCAGATTCAACAGTTATTTGTCTACGTAGGTATTGATACCAAGAATCTGTATTAAATACCAAAAATCCTGTTTTGTCTTTTGTAACATTATCATACAATCCGTTTCCATTCATATCTGCACCAATAAAGCGAGACATAACAATAGGAATACCTGCAAGAGAAGCTAGTTGACCTGTGAGAATCGTTGCTTGTGCTCCAAACTTTTCAAGAGTTACAACTTGATCCAATTGAAGGAAGTTTGCAACAAGAGCCTCAGGAGATACAACACAAACTTTATTTCCAACAGCAAGTTCTCCAAGTTGCGCTACAGCATCCATAAACCCTGCAAAGGTCATAGCAGATCCTGCAAAGTCTTTGATAGATGATTTATCAATAGCAGATGCTCTCATACCTCTGAATAAACGTCTGTGATCAGCAGAAGATCCAAGTCCTGAAGCTCCCCATCTTTCTCTAATATTCCAGTTTGCAATATCATCTTGATGAGTTACAGCAGAATCACCGTTGATCATACAATCTTCAAAAGCATCTTCAAGGTCTTGAGCGATTTGACGAGACATAGCAGGAATGATCGCAAAAGCAGAATCTTCTCCTGAAGCATCATCAATATTCATAAGAGTAGCTAAACCTTTTGCTCTAACAGTTTTTTGAGCGGTTTCTATTGTACTTGCTTGATACTTTGCAAGATCATCTGTAATTTGTCCTTTGATATAAGGACGACCGCCTCTATTCAACTTTGGAATAAGAAGAGTTTCACGTTCCATTTGTACAGAAGGCAACAAAGCACGAAGGCCTCTAGGAATTTGAAATGTTTGATACAAGTCTGTAGAGAATTGATCAGGAATCCATTCAGCACCTACTCCTGCGTTATCTGTGAAGGCTTTGTTTACTGCGTCTTTCATAAAAGCAGGAGCCTTTTGAAGATGATTGTACAATTTAATATCTGCTTTTGGAGTATGAGGATCTTTCATCATCATACGAGCAAGACTTCTTTGTTGTACCATTTCACAAAGATCAGCATGCCATTGATTTGCATAAACATCCGCATCTAACAAACCTTTTTCCTGAATGTTTACACGTCCTTGACCTGTAATATTCTTAGATACGTTTTCTGTATTCCATTGTACAGAAGAATCTTCTTTGATGTATTGTTTCAAAGCATGATCATTTGTACCTACTTCAGGCTTAACAATAGTGTTTTGACCTTCTGCAAGTAACTTTTGTGCTTTCTTCAGATCTTTTACTTGATCTTCAAAGTTACGCAAACGATCATCAGTGTTTTTTTGATGTGAAACAATGCCTGCTATAAGGCGTTTTGCTTCTTCTATTTTGGTGTTCATAGGTTACTCCTATTTTGACGTTAAGATATAGGCAAAAGCCTCTATTAAAGTATCGAAATTCTTTTCTTCTGTGGATTCATCAGAGTCTTCTGCTTTTTCCTCTTCCTCATCCATCTCTTTTTCTTCCTCTTTTTCATCCATTGCTTTTTCTTCTTCTTCTTCATGCATTCCTTCTTCTTCAATCTCTTCTTCTTCAAGTGCAGATTCTTCTAAAGGCATCTTTGCAAATTCAACAATGTAGCGATCATCTTCTTCAGATACAGATAAGATATGTTTTCCAACAAACATATTTTCTTTGATGATAGATTTGACTTCTTCAACAAGTTCTTCTTTGATAGCGTTATAAAACTTTTGCTCTAACATAGTTGCTTCTCCATTTGCAGGAATTGTAACAATAGATACTTCTAGCAATTCAGATTTGCTATAGTACATGCCTCTCTTCCCATAGTATTTATTATCTTCAGGAAGTTCTGATCTTGATTTGCTTTCCAAAGGTCGAAAACCAACAGAAACAGCATTCATGAATCCTTTTTTCGCTTTTCTTTCAACTTCTTTCGCTCTTTCATCCTCTTGATCGAATTGTACGTCAATAACAAGTTGACCATCTCTGACGTGAACATTGCCTTTTCCTATCGGTAATTGATTTGAATCGTGATTGAGCAAAACAACAGGATTCTTTTTATAGTTCTCTAATATCCATCCCTTTTGATCGATAATATCACCATAGCGATCAGGAGAAGAAGTAGAAGCTACAAAAGAAACGGTATCCTGCTTTGATGTTGCAGGTTCTGTTCTTTTCATAATGTACGTATACTTTTTCATAGAATCCTCCCTTGAAATATACCAAAGGCGATCAGCGATAACAACAATTTGAAAAAAATAATACAATTTATTGTTTTTTTTGTTGCATAATATGTAACATCAGTTATAATATAATTACTAACAAACTAACAACTAACAAAAGGAAAACACAATGAATGCACAACCTCAAATAGTAATACCTACAAATGCAATAACAGGAAGAGAATATACAGAAGGCAATATCTTCAGACTCTTAGATACACCTTTTGAAGATAGAAGATTTGCAACCTTTAAGCAATGGTCAGATGCAGGATTCAAAGTAAAAAAAGGATCAAAAGGAACTGAGTTGATCAAAGTTGTAACAGTTACAGATAAAAATGATCCTGAAAAAAAGAAGAGCGTTCCTAAAAGATTCTTTGTATTCAACATTGAGCAAGTAGAAGAAAGAGCATAATCTAACAACCAACTAACAAAGGGAGGGTAAAACCTCCCATTCACCAAAGGAGAAAACAATGAAAAACCCATATCAACAATACATAATAAAATTACAAGGTCAGGAATTCATAACCTTCAAAGGACTTCTAGCAATAGCACATGATCAAGGTCTTCAATCTATAGCTACAGAAATGATCTCTCTAGATAAAGATACAACCTCTGAAGAGAAAGATGGCAAAACCTATATAACAGTTGCAACTGGTCTATGTATTTTCAAAGCAACGGTATCAGGATCAAAAGGAACTTATAATGCTTTTGGTGATGCTTCTCCTAGAAATGTGGGAAGAATGATAGCTCCTCATTTGATAAGAATGGCAGAAACAAGAGCAATAGCAAGAGCATTACGATTGTATACAGGTTGTGGATATACAGCACTTGAAGAACTAGGAGAGAGATAAGAGAAGATTCTTCTGATTTCTTTACATATAAGATCGGATCTGTAAAAGGTTCGATCTTTTTTTTATTCTAGAACAGGAATGATTGTACATCTACAGTTTACATTCTCACCTACAACAGGAAAAGAGGCAGGAGAAGAAGCAGAATATCCTCCGTATTGAGAAGGAAGTTGAAATTCTTCATTTGCTCCTACAATCTGACCATCAAGAGCAACATGTGAATCTCTGACCTTTGCATCTCTAGAAGATAACCATTGTTTTTTTACTTGAATTCCATTTGCTTGTAATTGTCTATAAGATTCTGTAGTTGCTTCATTTACAACTCTAGTACTTTCTGTTCTTGCGATCGTATTTGCACGAGATAAGGAAAAGATACCACTTTGATCAGATGTTAGAAGATTGTTTGCTATCTCTCTTGTTGATAGACCTTGATTCAAACCTCTCTCAACAGTTTGCATTATCGCTCTTCCTGTGCTGTTTGTTATTTCTTCTAGAGATGAATTCCATAACTGCCTAGCATAATCACGATTGCCAAAGACAAGATCAAGAGGCTTTTCTTTTCCTGCTCTTCTATATAGATCGCTAAGTTGTTGATTTCCTGTCAACATCCACCATCTTAACCATTCATCGCCAACAGCCCGATCTAGTTCTTGCCTTTCTTCTTGGATAGCAAGGAATGTTTCTCTATCGACAATCAAAGCCTTCTGTTCTTTATCAATATCTTCTATTCTTTTTGCATATCTATTTTTTGCATCTGTTAGATAACTTTTGAATCTCTTCAACAGATCCTTCTCTGCTTTTCCTTGTGAGTTTTTCACCCATTGATCCCAGTATTGTTTTTTTTTACGTTCTTCTTTTTTTGAGGCATCAATCTTTTTTTTCATTTCATTGATCACCTTCTTCATTTTGGATTCACCAATTGATCCTATAGCTAACCATTTAATTTGAGCTACAATTCCTGCAATGGTTGATAGATTGACAGGATGATCAGCATCTGAAAACTGAGATCCATCTTTGAGATGACGAGCAACCCATGCTTCTCTCAATCTGATAGCACGTTCTTCAGATAGGCCTTCAGGAACTCCTCCCCTTTTTGCTATAGGTCTGAGTTTTCTATATTGATCGTTTCCTCTTATGTTTCCTCCTGCTCTCCATATAGAAGGATAGTTTATCTTAAGTTTTTCAGCATAATCAAGGTCAAAAGTTTTC